GAGTACAGTGGTCAGCCAATGTCAATGAACTATAACGTGAGGTAAATCATGGCAGAAATGTCGAACTACTTAGAAAACGCTCTGATTAACGCTACCTTGCGTAATACGAGCTACACAAGTCCTTCTACTGTTTATATGGGTCTTTATACGTCTGATCCTACTGATGCTAATACTGGTACTGAAGTATCAGGTGGCTCTTATGCACGAGTTGCAGTAACGATGGGTGCGCCTAGTAACGGTGTATCTACGAACAGTGCTGCGATTGAGTTTGCACAGGCTTCTGGTTCATGGGGAACAGTTGGTTGGATCGGTATTCTTGATGCTTCTTCTAGCGGTAACTTGCTTTACCACACAGCATTAGACACATCTAAAACTATTTCTTCTGGAGATATCTTTAAGATAGCTATTGGCGGTCTTAGCGTAACTCTGGCGTAAGGGGTAAATAATGGCACTAGTTGTCGCAGATCGTGTCAAGGAAACATCTACCACTGCTGGCACTGGTACGCTAACGCTTGCTGGTGCTAGTGCTGGGTTTCAATCATTTGCTGCTATTGGTAATGGCAATACTACTTACTATTCTATTGTTGACAGCACTGCTGGAACATGGGAAGTAGGTATCGGTACTTACACATCTTCTGGTACTACTTTATCTCGTGATACGGTACTAGCTAACAGTTCTGGTACTACTTCACCTATATCGTTTGCAAGCAATAGCAAGGACGTATTTGCTACGTATCCTGCCGCCAAGTCTGTTCATGAGGATGCTGATAATACGGCTTACGCAGAGCAGTTAGGTGCTTCTAACGGTATCGTAATTAACAAACTCACTGTAGCTACAAGTTTCTCAATTCCTAGCGGATATTCAGCTATGAGTGCTGGCCCTATTACGATTAACGGTGGTGTAAGCGTAACTGTTCCTAGTGGGTCTAAGTGGGTGGTATTTTAGATGTTTGGCTTATCGGCATATTCACAAGCTCCGTATTCGTCATTAGGTGAAGCTGGTAATTTTGTATTAGCTACTGCTGCGGTAGATGCTTTTGCCACAGTAACAGCAAACGCTTTTGCGGTATATAACGGGGCAGGAAGTATTAACGGCTCTGCTGCTGTTTCTGCTGTAGGCATTAGGATTCAGACTGCTACAGGCTCTATAGATGCAACTGCGGTAGTAACTGCGGCTGGTGGCATTATTTATAGTGCTACTGGCTCAATAATTGGTACTGCTACTGTAACGGCTAATGGTGGCTTAATAATACTTGCTACGGCTGCTGTAGATGGTACGGCAACGGTTACGGCAGAAGCTACTAGAACATTATTCTTTACTGGTGCTATTAACGGTACTGCTACGGTTACGGCTGAAGGCATACGGGTTCAGGTAGGCACTGCTGCTATTGATGGGACAGCTACGGTAACATCAAGTAGTGAAGTTGATTATAGTGGTAACGCTTCAGTAGATGCTCTAGCAGAGGTTTCATGTTTAGCGATTGCTGTATGGAACGCCATAGCTGGTATAGAAGGAAATGCTGATATAAGCGCAGACGGTCAGGTAATTGGTGACGAGTGGACTAACGTCACAGAAGAATCTAATACTTGGACTATTGTTCCTGCTGGTGACAATACATGGACAGTAGTTTCATCGCAATCTGATACTTGGACAAGGCAATAATGGCTAAACAACGAATAATATTTGGTGAATGGCTACCAGATCAGCCTGGAGTTACAGGTGCTTTAACTGGTGCAGTTAACTGTTATCCAGTTACTAATGGATATGCTCCACTTCTTGATGAAGTTGAGTATTCTGACGATGCTAATGCTGATTTATTGACGTGTTTTGCGGGTAAATACGCAGGAACGGTATCACTATTTGGTGCTTCTGCTAGTAATTTGTATAAATATACTGCCGGAACTCGTGCAATGTCTCCATTAACTACTTCTGGATATACAAATATTGAGTATTGGGACGTTACGCAGTATGGTGCAAAGATGATTATGGCTAACGGAACGGATAAATTACAGTCGTTCACGCTAAATTCATCGACTTATGCAGGAGATTTGTCTGCTGATGCTCCAGAAGCTAAGTATGTAACTGTAGTTAAGGACTTTGTAGTCGCTGCTAACGTAGCTGGCGAAGAAAACAAGGTTTATTGGTCTGATATTAACGATGAAACAGATTGGACTGCTGGTCTTGCTAGTCAAGCTGACTCTCAGGTAATGCCTGACGGTGGCGATATTACTGGTTTAGCAGGTGGTGAGTTCGGAATCGTGTTTTTAGAGCGTGCTATCTACCGTATGACGTATGCAGGCAGTCCGTATTTCTTCCAGTTTGACGCTATTAATCGTACTTTGGGCTGTATCTCTGCCGGATCAATCATTAACTTTGCGGGATTAACGTATTTCCTAGCAGACGATGGTTTTTACGTGTGCGATGGTCAGACAACCAAAGGAATTGGTACAGAAAAGATAGATCGATGGTTCTTTGATAACGCAAACTTGACAGCAGTTAAGTTAGGTATGTCAGCCGCAGTAGATACAGAGAAAAGACTGATTGTTTGGTTATTCCCTGCACAGAACGGTGACAATTTACTACTGATTTACAATATTGCATTAAACAAATGGTCGTATGCAGAGACTACTGCTGACAGTGTATCGTTTGCTCTAACGCCATCGGTAACACTAGAAGGTTTGGATGCATTTAGCGCAAGCATAGACTCACTAGGTATCTCTTTGGATGATCGTCAGTGGGTTGGTGGTCTATTGTTATTGTCTGCAACGAGAGGCCCTAATATCGTTACCTTTAGCGGTCAATATAAACAGGCTGCTTTAACGTCAGGCGACATAGATGTAGGTCATTCAGTCATTACTTTAGGCAGACCTATTGTGGACGCTGGTAGCGGCTCTGTAGCGGTCGCAAGTCGTGAGCTATTGTCTGATGCTATTACGTTCGGAGATGCGTCTGTAGCCGATTCTGAGGGTCGCTGTGGGCTGCGTTCGGCAGGTAGGTATCACAGGGTTAAAACTAGTCCTAGTGGCAACTGGAGAACTGCTGTAGCGGTTGAAATAGATATAGCAGGTCAGGGTACTCGATGACGAGAACAGTCCAGTTTCAGACGTTACCGCCTTTTGGTGGAGACCAGCGACAGGTTGCTGAGGTCGTTCGTGGCGTTATGGACGGTAAGACGAATAATACTGGTACGGTTACTTTAGCCACAGGCAATGTGACTACAACGACTATATACGACAGCCGTATAGGCAAAGAGAGCTTGATATTCTTGGTTCCTATAAGTAATGCTGCGGAGGCTGATGCGGCTCCTTATGGTGCGTTTCAGGATACTACAGATCAGACTGCTGCTAATACGACTACTGCTTACGCAATAACGTTAAACACAACGGATTACTCTAACGGAGTATATCTATCGAATAGTTCAAGAATGAACGTCAGAAATTATGGCATATATAACATTCAGTTTTCTATTCAGTTTAAAAATTCACATAACGATTCTGAAGAAGTAGATGTATGGTTTAGAAAAAATGGAACAGATATAGCTGCTTCAAATAGTCGTTTTGGATTAACGACTCGTAAAAGTGCTGGCGATCCTAGCCACATGATTGCAGCAATTAATTTCTTTTTAGAATTGCAAGCCAATGATTATGTTGAGATAATGTGGCGTGTTTCTAATACTGGTATATCTATTGAGCATTATGGTACTGGCACAAGCCCTACAAGACCATCCGTACCTAGCGTTATAGCGACAATGCAATATATAGCTCCATCAGCTACAAGTAACATATACGTTTCTTCACAAACTCAAGGGAGTGCTACTTTGACACATTGGTCTAATAACACAGCAGATAAGACATACGGCTACATAGTGGTGGGTTAATGGAATTTCGACATATTCCAGTAGCAGATATTCGGAAGTGGTGGGCATCAATTAAAGCACCATTGGACAAAATTAAAGGGTATAGCCCAGAGGATTGGATAGTAGAAGATGTCTATGCAGATTTAATCTCTAATAGGTCACTTCTATGGGTAGTTTTGAAGGAGCAGAGGTTTGGTGGCTTCTTCATATTGCAGCCTTCTGGCTTACATCTACACGTTTGGGCGGCTTGGACGTTAGAAAATGATTATCAAATGGTTGAAGATGGGCTAAAATACATAAAAGGCTTGGCAAGTCAAGCTAATGCAAAATATGTAACTTTCTCTAGCCATCGACAAGGTTGGCAACGTAGGGCGAAACAATTAGGTTTCCGTCCTAAACAGTGGATTTGCGAGGTGTAATATGGGCGGTGGAGGCGGTGGGTCAACCACAACAAGCGGGATAGACGAGAGCATTAAGCCGTATGTAACTTATGGTCTTGAGGAAGCTAAACGTCAGTACCAAGCACCTGGAGCGCAATTCTTTCCTGGTCAGACTTATGTCTCTCCTAGTGAAGCTACGACACAAGCATTACAGGCGGCTCAACAACGAGCTATATCAGGTTCTCCAATTCAGCAAGCAGCACAGCAAGAGTATCTATCCACAGTTCAAGGTAGAGGTGTTAATCCATTCCTAGAGGGTGCATTAGCAGGTGTCAATCGTCAGGCTGAGGAAGCATATACTCGTGGCGTACAAGGAATTCAATCTAAGGCTTCATCAGTTGGTCGCTATGGTTCTAGTGCAATGGGTCAGCAGGTAGGTCAGGCTCAGGACATATTTGGTCGTAATTTAGCTGAAACTGCTGGCAATTTAGCGTATCAATCGGCTGAAGCAGAACGTGGCAGACAAATGGCTGCTGTACAAGGTGCGCCAGCTTATGCTCAGGCTGATTACCAAGATATTCAGAAGTTACTGACAGCAGGTCAGGGCGTTGAGTCATATCAGCAGAAAGCTCTGCAAGACGCTATCAACCGTTATAACTACGAACAAACTCTGCCACAGCAAAAGCTACAGCAATTCACGAATCTATTCACTAGTGTACCTTCTGGTGGTACTAGTACGACTACTCAGCAAGGGGGTAAATAATGGGTGCGCCACTTTTAATTCCAGCTATAGGTGCTGCGGCTGGTGCTTTAATGAAGCCTAACAACCCGTTACAAGGTGCTTTGCTTGGTGCTGTTGCTGGCTATACTGGTGGGGCTGCTTTAGGTGTTGGTGGAGCTGCTGGTGCTGCCGGAACTGCCGCAGGGACTGCTGGAACTGCTGCCGGAACTGCTGCTGCGACTCCTTACGCAATACCTGGTCTTGTTTCTAGTGCTGCCCCTGCATTAGCCGGACAAACTGCTGCTGCCGCTACTCCTTATGCTATTCCTGGTCTTGTATCTAGCGCAGCTCCAGCATTATCTGGACAGGTTGCTGCTGCTCCTTATTCAATACCTGGTTTATCTGGCGGTGCATCTCCTGCTTTTGCTGGAGCAAATTCATTAAGTAATACGGTGTCTAGTGGAGCAAGTGGATTCCCAATAAATCAATCTATAGGACAAGCTGCAAGTCCATCATTTTTAGATAAGATAGGTATGGCAGGGAAGTCTGCTTACGAAAATCCAATGATGACAGCACAAGCATTAAATGCCACTAATAGTTTACTAACTCCAGATCAAATGCCTCAATCAGCTCCAGTTCCTTTACAAGCAGGTCGTGGAGTTAAGCCTTACGATTTTGTTGCAGCAATGGATCCGTACAAACAGTCTGTGGTTGGCGGTCAAGCAATTTCACTAATTTAGGTGATATATGGCATTAGAAGATTTAACACCGTTCGGAACTTTACCTAGTGCATATCAAGGTCTGTTAAGCACAGAGGATACTGCTGCACTGCAAAAGAGAGCGCAGATACAAGGCTTACTAGGTGCAGGATTAGCATTAGCTAAAGGAATGAGTTCGTATGGCCCTCCACGTTCAGCATTGCAAAACATTATCGGTGCTGTAGCTGGTGGATTCGAAGGTGCTGGTAGCGCATATCAAGGTGGCATTAAACAGAAATTTGATGCACAGCAATTAATGCAGCAGCAAAGAACTTTGCAAGGCGCACAACAGTTAAAGATGAAGTATCCTGATTTAGCGGATATGATTGATACTAACTTGCCTGGTGCTATGCGTATTATTGCTGATATTGAGCAAGAAAAACGTCAGCCTAAATTAACATCAGCAAAGCCTGGTGAAGTATTAGTTGATCCTACTGGTCGAGTTGTATTTGAGGCTCCTATGGGTGCTGGCAGACAAGGTGGAGTATTAACAAAAGATGAATCTGCTGCATTAGGTTTACCTGCTGGAGTTATATATCAGCGTACTGCTGACGGTAAGATTATGCCTATTGAAGGCACAGGCGCAAAAGCTCCTGATATACGTGATTTTGCTGATGGCACTACTCGTCAATACAATCCTGCAACTCAATCATGGACAGTAGTTGCTCGTAAGCCTATGGGCGAAGGTGGCACTAAGTCAATGTATGACAGATCAACTGATGCTCAGGGAAATCTAGTTTGGCTTCCTAAAGATCCAAGAATGTCTGTTTTAGATGCTATGGGTAAGCCAATACAAGGATATAAAGCTCCTATAAATCAAAAACCAATACCAACAGCAATTCAAAAAGCTGAAGATGAAGATTATGAAGCAGGTCAAGCAGCAGCTAATTTAGCTAATGATGCAAATAAATATTTAAATAGCATTAAACGTGGAACTATACCGTTTGGATTAAGAGCTAGAGCATTTGTCGGAGCGTCTAACATTGTTGGTAGTGACAATCCTGAAGTTATCGCAAGAAATGACTTTGAGAGATTTAAAACTCAGTTGGTGAATGAGTCTTTACGATTGAATAAAGGTACTCAAACTGAAGGTGATGCAATACGTGCAGCTAAAGAGTTGCAAGGTGCTGAATCTGCTGCTGATGCTGGTAAAGCAATCCAAGTATTACGTGATTTAAATGCTAGAAAAGCACAAGATTTACAGTCATCAATAATTCGTAGGCGTTCAAACGCAAAACTTGAAGCTCCTGAAATACCATTAGAAGTTCCTAAGTTTGAACCACACGTATTTACTGATGCTGATTACGCTAATTTACCTAAAGGAGCTACTTTTGTTGATCCTAAAGGTGTAAGAAGGGTTAAACCATAATGGCAAACGCATGGGAACAAGCTCCTATAGCAGAAGAAGTTAAAACTCCTGCTACTTCTATATTTCAGCCTAAAGTGCCTTATTCTGGTGCTGCTGAAACGACTAGAACAGCAGCTCAAGGTCTTACATTTGGCTTTGCTGATGAGTTAGAAGCTGCATTACGTTCTGGTGCTATTAGCGGTAAAGAATACGAGTCAATCAGAGACAGATTAAGAGCGCAACAAGCTCAATACAATATAGACAATCCTGGCTTTTCTACTCCACTAGAGTTGCTTGGCGGTATGGCTATGCCTTTTGGTTTACTCAAGGGATTAAAAGGTACTAGTGGAGCTACTCAGGCTGCTGTTACTGGTGAGACATTAGGTGGTCAGATAGCTCGTGGTACTGGTGTAGGAGCTGCTACAGGCGCATTAACTGGTGCTGGTACTGCTGAAAAAGATACGTTACAAAATGCTGCTGTAACTGGTGCTGTTGGTGGTGTGTTAGGCGGTACTTTACCTGTAGCTATCAAAGGCGCAGGTAGCATGATTCGTGGTGCGCTTAATGCTGCTGGAATTGGCGATCAAACTACTGCTGCAAACAAGATACTAGCTAACACATTAAGCAAAGACAATCTAACTCCTGATGAGGCTCAAGCAGCTTTAGCTGAGTTACAGAGACTAAATGTTCCTCGTCCTGTATTGGCTGATATATCAAAGAGCTTACAAGACTTGTCTTACGCTGCTTATGTAGTGCCATCAAGTCAAAAGTCTGCTACTGCTAGATTCTTAGAGTCACGCATGATAGACCAGCCTAGCGATATCGTTAGCGGTTTAGTAAAACGTGCAGGATTAGGTAAAAACGTCAATGGTTACGAATACCTTGATTTCTTAGCTAAGAATCAACAATCTGCTGCGTCTGCTAAATATCCGTTAGCTTATGAGAAGGCTGTAGATGCTCGTGATTTCCGTAAGTATGTAGATCGTCCAGTATTCCAAGACGCTTATAAAGAAGCTCAAAGACGAGCTGGTGTTTATGGTGATACGTTGCCAGATTTAGAGCAAGTTCGTAACGCTCAGTTTGTTCCTACTAACGTACTACACCAGATTAAGATTGGTTTAGATCGAGTAGTAGAGAAAGAGATTGATCCTGTAACTGGAAAGATGACTAGTTACGGTAGAGATGTTTCTAACGTAAAGCGTGAGTTCAACGACTTAATCAAAGAAAAGAACCCTATCTATGCTAAAGCTAATCAGGAGTTTGCTGATAACGAGCGTATTCGTTCTTCATTTGAGAGTGGTCAAAAGTATCAAAAGATGGATTACAAAGAAGTCTTAGATGATCTGAAAAAGATGAATGATTCAGAAAAAGAGGCTTTCCGTCTAGGTATGATGGCAGATGTTAATTCTCGTCTTGAGAACTTTAAAGGTGGTGACTTTTCTCGTCAGATATTTAAGAGCGATAAACAGAAGTCTCTCTTACGTTATGCCTTTACTGATAACAACCAATACAATGATTTTGTCCGTTACGTTGATGCTCTTGGTGAGCAAACTAAGACAGGTAAGGCAATCATGGGTGGCTCACAAACTGGTGAGCGTTTAGCTACTAGCGAAGGTTTAGGTGGCACTGCTGCTGTAGCGCAAAGTTTAGCTACTGGTGGTTTAACTGGTGGCGCAATGCAATTATTAAGACAAGGTGCAGCTAGAGCTAAAGGTATTAGTGGTGAGACTTCTGCTGAGTTACAGAAACGCCTATTTGCTACTGATCCTATTGAGCAAGCAAGAATATTGCAGGAATTGAAATTACGCACACAGCGCAAGCCAGTAGGTTTAGTTCCTGGTTCTGCTGCTATCGGAACTACTACAGGTCTGCTAGGGGATTAATTAATGGCAAAAACAAAGATCAGCGAATTTAGCGCAACAGCAAGCTCAAATACTGATATTGACGGTATTAACTTAGCTGAAGGCATGGCTCCAAGCCTTGTCAATAACGCAATTCGTGAATTAATGGCGCAGTTAAAGGATCAGCAGGTAGGTACTTCAGGCGACAACTTTACGGTAGGCGGTAACTTAGCCGTAACTGGTACGTCAGCATTTACTGGTAACGTATCGTTTAGCGGTACTACGACTACGATTGCTGGTAACTTAATACTAGGTACTGATACGTACTCTACAGTGGGCTTTACAGGCACTACAATCAATGTTCCTACTGCGTTTGTGATTAACAGCACTGGAGCGGTAAAAATCCCTACAGGTTC